CTCTGCTCCAAGAGGTAGGGGAGTAGCAGACTATGGGCCTCACTCCAGAGGAACATAGTCGGGCCACTCCACGCGAGGCGACACGCCCCCAGGCGCCCGTGAGGGCCCTGCGTCCGGGTTCGCGCAACCCACCTTCCCTTTGTAACCTCTAATCTTCTCCACGAGGCATTGAGCCAGGCTATGACGCCCCTCGTAGCACTCAATGCAGACGGACTCGTGAGGATCCGAATAGGCATTCGGATTGAGGCGGTCCTCTTGTACAAGTTTTTCCTTGATTTTCCAGTACCATGCGTCGGCGAGGACCTTTAGGATGGTCTGATCCGCACATGGTCTTTCATTTCTAAGGGACGACTGGATCGACACCCCTTCTCCAGAACGAGTCGAGCACCGGACAGGTTTCTCCGGGATATACCCTCGCTCCTTCAGCCTGGCTACACGCTCCGAGATGTAGCCAACCTCTTCCCGGCGAGAAAGATCGTAGCCTGCAGGCTTGGCTACTACCGGGAATGGGTTGGGTGTCTTTTGTTGTGGCCTGGGGCGCCAAGTCAGGGCAGCGCGAAGCTTCCGACTCCGGATCAAGAACCGGAATCGCTTCCCATCCAAGGGACCCTGCACCTTTCTGACGGCGTTGCGAAGGGGTTCAGCCCAGAACTCCAGCCAACGACAGAAAGCGCGATAGGTAACGACCGACGAGTCGACAAAGCCGACCGGGTCGCTAACCTCCTGGCGCCACTCCACCACAGACACGTTAGTTTTCTTCTTCCCTCTCCCCTGGTAGAAGGCCATGGAGTTGACCTCCGCCCAGTCGGGTGATACCATCGTTTTGTCCTCGTTTAGGACCAGGCCGCAGCGCGAACCATGGTAGAGGATACCGGCAAGTATTCCGCGAGAACTGTCAAACTCGCGGAAGAGAAGATCATCGCCGTTGATGAGACAGCGATGCACCCGGAATTCCTTCCAGGAAATTTTCCCACGCTCGGCAAGGTCCAGAAGCGAAAGGTCGACAACTGTTTTGTTGATCAAACATAACAGCGGGAAGCTCATCAGACTTCCCATCGGCTGGCCACGAGTGGCAACCTCCCCCCCGTCGCAAAACCGCAGATGTCCTAGGACATCCAAGGCTTCCGACTGACGGGGTGTCAACCCAACCGCCTTTTCCTTCAACACCGCGATGGCTGCGCGACAATATTCAGCCCGAATATTATCGGTCGCGGAGGTGTAGTCCACGGAGACGTACACCCCCGAAGCGCCAAGCGCTTGGACCTTCTCATCGGTGGGGCTACCGACAAGAAGCCATCCCTTCCTCGCGAGCAACCCGTACAGCGATGTGTGCAGCGGGGTCAAGACTTCAGCATTCCAGCCCGAGTAAAGGGTGACAATGCGAGGCTTACCGGAGGAGTAAACCAAC